CTTGTTCCTCGTAAAGAATTCAACGAGGCAATGGACTTGCCAGAGCCTAAAGAGGAAAGCAGCAAGAAGGAAGGCTCTAAAGAGCACGAGCTGGACGAAGAAAGCGAATATGTAGAGGCCATTGTTGTTGTGGCTAACGGTGGTCAGCTCTTGAAGGTGGAAGAAAACCCCTACATGATGCAAGACCGTCCTCTGATTGCCTTCCCTTGGGATGTTGTTCCCGGACGTTTCTGGGGACGTGGCATTTGTGAGAAGGGCTATAACAGCCAGAAGGCTTTGGATGCTGAGCTTCGTGCTCGTATTGATGCCTTGGCTCTCACTGTCCACCCAATGATGGCTATGGATGGTACACGGATGCCTCGTGGCTCCAAGTTTGAGATTCGTCCCGGCAAGACAATCATCACCAATGGCAACCCTGCTGAGATTATGATGCCATTTAAGTTTGGCAGCCTTGATCAGGTGAGTTTTTCACAGGCAGAAAGCCTCCAGCGCATGGTGCAGATGTCTACAGGAGCCATTGATGCAGCAGGAATCCCCGGAAGTATTAATGGAGAGGCAGCAGCAGGAGCTGTTAGCATGTCTCTGGGAGCCATTATTAAGCGCCACAAGCGCACATTGATCAACTTCCAAGACTCCTTCCTCATTCCGCTGGTTAGCAAGGTTGCTTGGCGTTATATGCAGTATGACCCAGACAATTTCCCTGCACAAGACTACAAGTTTGTAGCTTCTAGCAGCCTTGGTGTCATTGCACGTGAGTATGAAGTGACACAATTGGTGCAACTGCTGCAAACTCTGGGACAAGATAGCCCAATGTACCCCATGTTGGTGGAGGCTGTCATTGAAAACATGAGCCTGTCCAACCGTGAGGGTATGATTGACAAGCTTCGTGAGCTTAATCAGCCCAACCCACAGGCACAACAGGTGCAACAAGCCCAGATGGAAGCACAGATGGCAGCAGCACAGGCACAGACAGCCCTCTATCAGGCACAAGCTGCTGAGAGCCAGAGCCGTGCAGCCAAGCTTCAAGCAGAAACACAGGCTGTCCCTGTCAAGTTGGAGAATGATCGCATTCGTGCCATCTCTTCCAACTTACAAGTGGGCAATCAAGACGATAAAGAGTTTGAACGCAGGGCTAAGCTTGCAGAGCTGGTCTTGAAAGAGCGAGAAATTGCAAGCAAAGAAGCAATTGTTTCTAAGCAGATGCAGCAGGCTTGACAAAGTAAAACTTTTGTGGTATAATAGAGACATTAGCATCCATTACAGGAGAAATGCTCATGGATAAAGAGTTACAAGAATATTATGAATCTCTTCTAGACTTGTTTGTACACAAGGGCTGGAGCGTCTATCAGGAAGACCTTAAGCGTAGCTTAGACAATCTCTCTGACATTCGTAACGCCTCAGATGCAAACATGTTCTGGTTTAGAAAAGGACAAGTGGAAGTTTTAGAAACTCTTCTTGGTTATCGTAATGCTATCGAAGCATCATATGCGGAGCTTACAGATGATAAGAGTCTTTGATTTTCTATGTCCTGACGGTCACTTACAAGAACGATTTACTTCTGTGGAAGCAGAAACAATAGATTGTAATGTGTGTGGCAAAACAGCCTTTCGTCAGCTCAGTACTCCCAGAGTTAAACTTGAAGGAGTGACAGGTGATTTCCCCGGGGCGGCAATGAAGTGGGAAAAGAAACACCGAGAGCAATTGGCGAAAGAACAAAAGCAGAATGCCTCTTAAGAGGGAACATTCTTAAAATTTTTCCATAATGCTATTAAGCACGGAGACTATATGGCAACATTTATTGATGACAGCGTACAAGACCAACAAGAGGACATCTCTCAAGTAGAGCAAGAACACGAGGAGCCTACACAGGACATCCCTCAAGAACCAGAAGTCCCAGATCGGTATAAAGGTAAAAGTCCCACTGACTTGATTCGTATGCACCAAGAAGCTGAAAAGCTGATGGGTCGACACTCACAGGAGGTTGGTGAACTTCGGCGTATCGTAGATGATTTTGTAAAAGCACAAGTCGTTACCAAAGAAGCCCCACAGGACGAAGAAGTAGATTTCTTTTCAAATCCTCAGAAGGCTGTTGAACAGGCTGTTGCACGACACCCTAAGATTAAAGAAGCAGAAGCTTTAAATGCACAACTTCAGAAGGCTCAAGCCCTGAATGCTTTGCGTACTGCTCACCCTGACTATGCGGATATTATTAATGACGATGGTTTCAAGGAGTGGGTTGCTAAGAGCAAGGTGCGAAGTGAGCTTCTTTCACGTGCAGACCAACGGTATGACTTTGACGCAGCAGACGATCTTTTGACTACATGGAAAGAACGTCAGCAGATGTTGAGCAACACTGTTGAGATGCAGAAGGCTGATCGTAAACAACAAATTCGACAAGCATCAACTGGTTCTGTTAAAGGAACTAGTGAGGCACAGAGTAAGAAGATTTACAGACGTGCTGACATTGTAGAACTCATGCGAAAAGACCCTGACCGATACATGTCCTTGCAGCCAGAAATCATGGCAGCATATGCAGAAGGAAGGGTTCGTTAATAACTTTATGAAAGAAATTTAAAATGGCAACAAGTACCTTTCCCACACAAACAGGCGCAGTAGGCCTGACCGAAGCTTCTAACTTCCTGCCCGACTTATGGAGTGATGAGATTATCGCTGCCTATAAGAAGAACCTCGTCCTTGCACAGTTTGTGCGTAAGATGAGCTTCAAAGGTAAGAAGGGCGATGCTCTGATTATCCCTAACCCTTCACGTGGTTTGGCTGCTCAGACTAAATCTGAGAACACCGCAGTGACCATGCAGAACTTGTCACAGAGTTCCATCACTGTGAATTTGAACTTGCACAAAGAGGTGTCCTACTTCATTGAAGACATCGTTGAAGTGCAAGCCCTGCCTTCTCTGCGTAAGCACTACACTGATGACGCTGGCTATGCTATGGCAAAGCAAGTGGACGATGACCTGTGGGCTTTGGTGAAGAGCTTGGGTGATGGCGATGGTAGTGACTACACTCACAGCCGTTCCTTCCAGTTCAACACCTCTACAGGTGCTTTGGAAGCTTACGATGCTGATGGCACTGCTGACGTTGGTGCATTCTCTGACGTTGGCTTCCGTCGTGCCATCCAGTATTTGGATGACGCTGACCAGCCAATGGACGGTCGTGTGCTGATCATCCCTCCTTCAACTCGTAACACCTTGAATGGTATCAACCGTTACACTGAACAAGCCTTCGTTGGTGAAGTTGGTAACGCTAACACCATCCGCAATGGTGAAGTGGGTAACCTGTATGGTATCCCTGTTGTTGTGTCTAGCAACTGCCCCACCTTGGAAACAGGTGTGAAGGGTGCTCTGTTGGCACACAAAGACTGGGCTGTCCATTTGGAGCAGATGTCTGTTCGTTCACAACAGCAGTACAAACAAGAGTACTTGGCTACTCTGTTCACCACTGACATGTTGTATGGCACTAAAGTGCTGCGTTCAGACGCTGGTGTGTTGATGGCTGTCGCAGCCTGAACATAATAAGGGAGCCCTCACAAGGGGCTTCCTTGTTATTTAAGGGGCTTTGTTAGGCTCTTTAAATAACAAGGAGCGTATATGGGAATATTTCGTGGTATTGGAGGCACAGGAGAATCCTCTAGCGACTCAACAATTAATGCCACCACAGCTTTGGTTTTACAAGCTGAAGCAGCGGCAGACGCAGCTCTAGCCTCTGAAACTGCTGCCGCCTCATCAGAAACAAATGCAGCTTCTTCTGCTTCAGATGCAGCTTCTTCTGCCAGCGATGCAGCTTCTGCACAGACAGCCGCAGAAGCAGCACGAGATGCTGCCTTAGTTGCTTATGATAGTTTTGATGATAGATATTTAGGCGGTAAGACAAGCGACCCTTCTGTAGATAATGATGGCAATGCCTTAGTTGGTGGTGCTCTTTATTACAATACAACCTCTTCTGCCATGAAGGTTTATACAGGCAGTGCTTGGGTAGCTGCTTATGTTGATAGTAATGACTTCTTAGCTAAAGCTAGTAACCTATCAGACCTTCCTAGTGCTTCCACTGCTCGTACCAACTTAGGGCTTGGCACTGCTGCTACAACAGATAGTACAGCTTATGCCACTGCTGCTCAAGGAACTAAAGCTGATAGTGCTTTACAGCCAGCAGCTATTGGCACAACAGTACAGGCATATGATGCTGACCTCACTACATTAGGAGCTGGAGGCGCTAGTGCTCGTTCTTTTCTAGGTTTGGAAATTGGCACTGATGTACAAGCGTATGATGCTGACCTTACCACACTAGGTGCTGGAGGCTCTGCTGCACGTTCCTTCTTAGGCTTAGCCATTGGCACTGATGTACAGGCATACGATGCAGATACAGCCAAGACTGACGTAGCTCAAACATTTACAGTGTCACAGCGTGGTACAGTGACTACTGATAATGATTTATCTTTTGATCTAGCCACAACTAATAACTTTTCTTGTACTCCTACAGGTACAGGAACTTTGACATTTACTAACCACGTTGCTGGACAAAGTGGTTTTGTGTTGTTAAACAACTCTAGTGGATATGCCATCACTGCTGCCGCTACCACTAAAATTAACGCCACTGATTTAACAACAATCTCAACTGCTGGAATATATTTGTTAAGCTACTTTGATAACGGAACTAACGCTTATGTCGTTGTCTCACGGAGTTTTTCATGAGCGTATTGCCTGTTGGTATTGGTTCATCTGGTGGATACAC